TCAACGCGACCTTGAAAATGGTCTGTAAACCAAGGCTGCCACAACCAAGCCAACAGCAGACAATAAAAAGTTATCTGATCGTTCTAAAACCACGCCCAAAACAAACACCGACAACATAGGAAAAAATACGAGACCTACGACGATATCCAATCTATCAAGGAAGACAGATAGGACGTTTTTTCCTTCAGAACGATACTTCCCCAGCTCGTAAATCAATGCCCAAAAGATGAGAAAAGATCCCTCGAAAAATCCCCAAAAAAATAAGCCAAGAATAAAACCTGTTATAGCATCCATCTCAATCTTCATATCAGCAAAATGAAATGATCGGCCCCTTAATCCTAACCTCAGATAGAAAATCTGGAGCTAGATGAGCATACCTCATTGTTAGCTTTAGATCTGAATGCCCCAGGACTTTCTGCAGTGTCAGTATGTGTCCACCGTTCATGATGAAGTGACTGGCGAAGGTGTGGCGGCAGATGTGGGTTAGCTGCCCTTTCGGCAGTTTGATGCCTGCCCTTTCGATGGCTTCCCGGAATGCGCTGTAGCAGGACTGGAATGGCAGGTTTTCGGTGATTTCCTCGTACAACTTCTTTTCCATCGGTACTGAACGATTCTTCCCGCTTTTCGTGGCCGTGTAGGTTACGCGGTACGGGGTGAAGGCAGACGGCTTTATCTTTTCCGCTTCTGACCACCTGGCGCCGGTCGCCAGTGCTAACCTGGTCACGTGATACAGGGATGGGTTGCTGGATGCTTTGCATTCTTCCAGGAGCCGGTTTATTTGTTCCTGGTCCAGGAATGCCAGTTCAGTCTCGTCGATCTTGAGCTTTCGCAGCTTGCCCAGTGGGTTTTCACCTTTCCAGTGGCCCTGGCGATTGAGTTCGTTGAATACCGCTGTGAGGTACGCCTGTTCATGGTTGAGCGTGTTCGCGGATAACCCCTCTTCCAATCTCACCAGGCGATATGCCGCAAAGTCTCCAGAGGTGAAGTGTGATGCTCTGGGATTACCCAGGCGTTCAGCCAAGGCGTTGAGCTTTCTCTTTCTGGATTCTCCGTCTTTTAGCGCGTGGCCGTGGTGCACGTACCAGAGCTTTACCAGGTCTGTGAGTGTTCGCTTGTCCTGTTTCGGGTTCCAGTCTTCGCCGGCCTCTTGCCTGGCAATTACCCATCGTTCAAAGCGAAGGGCTTCACCCTTGGTATCAAAGGATTTCCGGACACGCTTCTGCCCTCTTCCACCTGGCTGGATGTCTACCTGCCATCGTCCCGATGGTAACTTTTTGATCATGCCGCCACCTTGGTTAACAGTCGTCGCTTGGTGAGTCCGTCCTGGACGAGCTGGAACAGCTCGTTTTCGTAGATCTCCCGCCTTCGGTAGTAGTTACACAAGTCTTCCCAGAGTCCGGATTTCTTGAGGCAATCCCAGGCTTGTCTGGCGTTGAATCGGTTGCGTGCATAGATGCTCAGGAGATTGCCGAAGGCGAGAGATACGTTCTTTTCGTTGCCGCAACCGGGTTCCTTTTTTGCGCGTTTGTAGAGCAGATCCGGGGCGCTGTAGCCGAAGCCAATATCATCGCGGAGCTTTGTCCAGATGGGATGGCACCACTCGCGCTTGACCTCGTAGCGGTTGGATTTCAGTGCGTACTGCCAGAGGCCGGTCAGGTGCGGTACGGCGTCCATGAAGGTGTAAATGGGTTTCATGCCGCTGGTGCCCTGGGAGATCTCGTTGACGATGCGGTGATGGAAGCGGATTTCGAGACGCCACACGGGTTTGTCAGGGTCGTAGCAGGTGTCGGGGAAGGTCTCTTCGTTGACCGCGCATTCCCAGATGCTTTCCATGAAGGCGCGTTTGTCGCTGACGTCGATTTCCTTGGATTTGTCGTACAGGCACACCTGCAGGCTATTGGCTTTGCCAAAGGTGTAGGTTTCGCCTCGTCCGTTGATGGTAGCGCCGTCCAGGCCTTTGAATACCAGGTCACTCAGGCCGTTGTGGACGGTGATGGTTTTAGCCCTTGTCACGAAGTGTTGGGCGAAGTCCTGGGGCGGTTCCCAGCCCTGGAAGTCGACCGCCAGGTGTAATGCGATACCGACAGGCCGGATGCCTTTCAGGAAGAACATGCCCCACTCGGCGAGTTCGTCGTGGATTTCCTGGCTGGAACGTTCGTACAGCCATCGGGGGGAGGTTTCGATTTTGACGTGTGTGCCCTGGGAGTCGGCTTCGGCGTAGAAGTTCTGTATCAGGATGGTGAGGCCGTATTCCCGATTCTGCAGGATGTACTTGAAGCCTCCGCGTCTACCGGACTGGACTTTGAAGTCTACACCGTTGAATTGGATGGTGGCGTCATAGCTTTCGTTGTAGGCATCCACGATCTGGGCCAGGGGTTCGGGTTTCAGTCGGCCTTCGAACAGTTGGCGGACGGTATCGACTCCGGTCCAGAGGACGTTGACGTTCTGCAGGTTCACTTGCTGACCTTCCGGGCCAACGAACAGATCCCCTTTTCCGATTTCGCCGGTTCGGATGTCCATGCGTTCAAAGTCTTTGATTTTCATCTGTGGCCTTCTGTGGTTGTCTGTGGTGGAAAATCAACTGGCGTTGTTTTCTATGAGACGTGTTACAGGGACGTCTCTGGGGCTTCGCCCCGGCAGCGCCTTCGCGCTTGCTCCTCGCGCATCGTCGCTAGCGCTCCGCCGCTGCCGGGTTTTCGGCCTTGGTGATCAGGGGCGGGAACACGGTCGGTTCAAACGTCGGTCGCGGGTCGGGTTGTTCACTTCGGATGCGTTGGCAGTACAGGTCCTGGACGGGCTCCCCTTCCCACCACAGCTGGCCGTGACAGGTGCGGATGTAGAGGACTCTGTAGCCGAAGCCCGCCAGGTCACGCTGGGTAAGCGCAAACTCGCCCTGGGTGTCGTGGCCATGGAACAGGTAGAGGCGGTTAACGCTGCCGGCGATGCGTAGTTCGACGTCCTGGAATGGGTGTTCCTGGTGGCGGCGTGATTTCGGGGCGTTGAGTTGTCGGTTGTTCTGCTGATTGTTGTTCTGGTTTGGGTTCAGAGCACGCTCAGGCGGGCGATCAGTCGGAACGCGGCTCCCATCAGGACCATCAGGGTGAGTGCCACGGTCAGTTTCAGGAGCTTGCGGCACAGCCACCGGATCATCGGCAAAACGCGCTTTTTCACGCTCGATGATGTTTTTCGCAGAGTAGCCAAGCCAACCAAGGCTGCAGACGATAATAAGAGCGACCATCTGTAGCTTTCGATCCGCAAGCATTGAATGGCCCCCGACCACCCCTTTGGCCTTGCCGGTTTTGGTCGACTGGTAGCATTCGAAGACGCGGAGGTCGACCTTGTACTCTTTTGGGACACCGATGCTATGGGAGGCAGCTTTTCCGCTGTTTTCAGGGTCATGTTCCAGTTCCCTCCATTTGTTTTTCTTCCAGGGCACGATGTGCCCCATTTGCCAGTGCCGGAATGCCTGCTGGGCACTCTGGCGGATTTCTTTGTGGATCTTGGCGATGTTCGGGGTGCACAGGAACAAATCCCAGTTGTAGTGCCGGTGCATGTCGAAGGCCAGGAGGACGTCCGCCGGGCGGTTGTCGCGTTGGGCGGCTTCTTTGCCGCCGGGGTAGTCCAGGTGTTCGATCTTGAAGTCCCGTCGGGCGGCGGGGTACACCGCCTGGGCTTCATCAAGGACGATCAACGCGCCGATCGGGGCCCAGTGGAACCACCTTGCGGCGTATTCGAGGGCGTCCCGGGTTTCGGTTTCGAGGTTGATGATTCTCGATTCCGGGCCGCAGGTGACGCCAAAGGCTTCTTCCACCCGTTCGATGGAGTCCAGGCCCCGGATGTTGGTGACGACGCAGCGGCCATCGGGGTAGTCGCTGTCTTCGCCGGTTAAGGCGGGGATGACATAGCGCTGGACGACGCCGGCGGATTTGTACGAGCCGGGCGGGCCGTGGTGAATGTTGATGGTCATTTCAGCACTCCCATGACGTAGCGGGTGAGGTAGGAGTTGAGGATGATGTTGAGCGCGTCAGGGATGCGGAAGTAGGTCAGCGCCCCCATGACGGTGGAGTCGATGCCGCCCCAGTACTGGTTGATGGTGCCGGAGATGTTGAGCTGGTTAAGGACTTCCTGGGCAACCTGCCAGGCAAAGCCGACGAAGTAGATTTTGGCTTTGGTCACCCAGATGACGTACCAGGCGGAGAGTTTGACCAGGGCGTCGTCCAGGAAGGCGGGGATGCTTTCCAGGAAGGCCCAGATTGAGTCGAAGAAGGTGGCGATGAATTCCATCAGTCTTTGGCTCCCATGACGATGCCGAGCCCGATGAAGGCGGCGGCGAAGAGGATGATGGAGCCGACGATGGAGAGGTGGGCTCCGAACTTGGATAATCCGGCGTTGAAGGTTTCGCCGTAGAGGGTGACGTTGTTGTCTTCCAGGCCCCCGCCTCCGGTGAAGGAGCCGAAGGACGAGGCCATTTCACTGCGAATGTTGGCGATGAGGTTTTCGTATTCGCCCTGGATGGCGTTGAGTTCTTCCAGGCCGTCGCCGATCTTGAGGTCGATGGGGTCACCGCTCCAGTTGATGGCGGGGTCTTCGCCATCTCCATCCCCGTCACCGCTGCCGCTTCCATTTCCTCCACCACCACCGCCGCCGGGGATGTTGCCGATGGCGTCGGTGATGGCTTTGGTGCCGTCTTTGATCTGGTTGCCCAGGCCTTTGAGGGTTTCGTTGATGTTGTCGGTGTTGGTGTTGCCCCTGCCGAGTAGTTTTTTGATGTCCTGGAGCTGGCCGGTGATGCCGGTGATGTCACCCTGGCCGTCGCCGTTACTGTCGCCGTTGTTGGGGTCGTTGGGGCCGCCGGGTTGGTCGTTGTCGCCGGGTTTTCTGAGCGGCAGGCAGGCGAAGCCGCCCCATTGATCTCGTTTGAGAACATCGGTTCCGGAGCATTGCGGCGGGTTGTAGGCGTTGGGGAAGCAGGACTCTACGGTGGTGCCGTTTTTCTCGACGACGCCCCAGGTGTAGCCATCACCGAGGGCTTTGCAGTTGTTTTGTGGATCACCGCAGATGAGGACGGCTTCACCCCCGTAGCCGGCGACGCCTTTGAAGTCGGGGTGGTCGGGGCCGCACTCCGGCTGGTCGGGGTCTTCTTCCACCTGATCGATGCAGTAGCCGTCGGCGCCGATGCCCTGGCATTCGGGGACGCAATAGGCGCCCTGTTCGGTTTGTACTTCGTACAGGCCTTCTAACTGGCACTCGCCTGGTTCGCGGTTTCTCATGCATTGGGCGGGGGCGGGTGTGCCTGAACCGCTTTCCGGGTCGTAGGCGCCGGTGGCAGGAATAAAGCCTTCGGAACAGACGCCACATTCAGCGCCATCAGGGACGCCGCCTTCGTGGGTTTGATGCGCGCAGGGCTCCAACGGGCTGGCAATGACACGGGCACCGCCGCGCCAGACCCAATAGGTGATGCCCTGTTCAACAAAGCGGACTTCTTTGGGGTCGCTGAATTGTTGAACGGTGCAGTTCATTTCGGGATAGCGCATTTCGCACTGAGGAATACGCTCCTGGGCCTGTTCGGCGACCTGCGAACCGGGGGAATCTCCACAACCGCTTTGAGAGGTGCAGTTTTTACTGCCTGTCTTTGACCAGTGGACGATCTGGCCTTCCTGGAGCGGCGGAAAGCCAGCGTGGGCTTTGTCGACCAGGCCGATGATGAGCAGGCCGAATAAAAGTAAGGCGAACCAGATGTGGATGTTTTGTTTCATGGGGCACCAAATGAGTAAGGGCCGGAATCCGGCCCTTAAACAGTCCGGTAACCGGACACAAGACAGCCTACCCAGAGGCAGGCTATCAGGACGCTGGTGAGCATTTACCGGCTCATCAGGCGCAGGACGATGCCCACACCCATGACCACGGCGGCCAGTGCGATCACGGCGGCAACCGCGGCGCCGGCGTTGGTCAGGCCGTCGGTTTTCGCAGCGTCGATGGCGGCGCTGTGGTCGGCGGCGAACGCTACGACGGAGGAGGTGGCGGCAGAGAGCGCAACGCCCACTTTCGCCACGTTCTTACCGAAGCGGGAACGAGCCATCGCCCATTGCTTGCCGTTGTCTTGCTTTTCCATTTCGATTACCTGGTTCATGTTGTTACCTCACGATTTACGCATGATTTGAACGACCCTTCCGGCACTGACTCCAATGACGAATAAGGTCAGGGCTACTCCTGACACGACTCCGATGATGGCGGGGTCTGGTGCCAGGTATTCCTGAAACAGGACGTCGACGTCCTGATAAGGAATGCTGTGTAAGGTGCCCGTGCATTGGATGCCCTGGGCGCCTTGGATCCATTCACCGTTGCAGGTGATGACGTTCACCAGTCTTCCCCTTTCACCGGGCAGCCATTGGCTTCGATGTACTCAGCAATGGTGCTGTCGATCTCGGACGTGGCGTAGGCTATTCCGCCCAGGAAGGCGAAGATCATCAGCCCGGCCAGGAAGAGCAGCGATTCCCAGTGTTGGCGAAGAAAGGTGAACGTTCTTTTCATGGGTTACGGTCTCAGGCCGCTGGCTTTTTGGTGACGTCCTGGGGCTTCAGCTCCAGGGCCTTGAAGGTGACTTTGCCGCCCTGCCCGGCTTTCATCTGGGCTTTGACGGTGAACATCGCTGGCAGGCGGTCTGCGTGGTTGCGCAGCTGGTCGATGTGCTTGTAGTCGCAGGCGATTTTCATCACTTCATTACCGACGCGGTTTTCGTCGTTGGCTTCTGCAGGAGCGTAGGCCCACAGGGAGCCGCCTTTGTTGCCGTCGATGTCGTAGCGGGTGGCGCCGATGACCATCAGGTTCAGGTGGTTTTCCATGGTGTTTGTCCTCTTGGTTTCGTTTGGGTGTTGCTGTTTCTGGGTTTGCTGTTTGTCTTCCGTTTTCCTTTGAGGAATCAGGAAGGGTGTTGATTCGGTTTTGCGACCCCTTCGGGGCGGGCTCTACTCGCGTTGCTCCTGGTCACTAAGGTGACCACCCTTACGGGTAACGATCCCTGTCGCCTTCGGTCACGGGTGTGCCCTGCGCGCTCCGCTTGCTGCCTTTGCTCATGGTTCGGAATCAAGGGGCGGGCGTCCTCCCCCGGCATCCTCACCACTCCTTCTGCGCACTGTGGGCCACTCACTGACCGCCACAAGGCCAGGGGGCCTTTGGCCCTGGCGCTGCGCGCCAGCCTTGCAGCGCTCACTGAGCACCCCCCTTTTCGTGCGCGAGTGGTGACGATGACGGGGGCGGACTCGAGGGCTTTTCAGGGTGTTTGGCCTGTTTGCCAAAGTTCGGGCAGCCGGCCTCTAACCAGGCGCGCAGGACGGAACCTCCGAGGGTCCAGAGGTCGGTGCCGCGCTGGATGGCTTCCTGCTGCAGTTGCAAGTAGATGGAGGACGGGGCGCACACGTAGAAACGGCGCTCTTTGTCTTCTACCTGGTCTTTTCTCGGCGGTATGTGGGTCATGGTTGGGTCTCCGTGACGTTGGGTAAGTCCAGTTGGCCGCAGTCCCAGGCGTCCCTCAGTTGAATGAGGCGATCAAACGCCGGGCTGTGGTAGCCGCTGGCTTCCAGTTCCTGGATCAGGGCGTCGGTGAAGCCGGCTTTGCAGCGGGCCATGTAGTCGCACGGGTAGTCGGTGCGCACCTCCTGCAGATGGCTCAGCCTCTGCAGGAGGTTGGATAAAAGACCTTCCAGGGTGGCTGGGGTGAGTGCAGAGGACGGGCGCGGGCCCTGGAAGGCAAAACGATTCTGGCGCAGTTGTCTGGTCAGAATGGCGGAACTGAGGTGGCCATTGAGTTTGTGCGCCAAGGCGTGGTTGTGAAGACTGCCGAGGATGAACAGGCGGGCAGCCGACTGGATGGCGGCGTCTATGTCGTCGTTCTGCAACGCGGTCAGGCCGGTTTTGAAGACGTTGACCGGTTCGGAGTTCGGGCGTTGAAACGCGAAAGTGGCGGCTTTGAGGGCCGGTGAAAGTTTCATGCCCTGCCCTGGTTTCTGGTATCGGGTCTTGATCATTGGATGCTGGCCTCCATGCGGACGGTGTGCATGAACGGGCTGATCGACCGCGACTGCGCGTAGGTGATGAAGGCGGATTCGGCCAGCTTGGCGTAGGCACAGAGCACGTTATCCAGCTGTTCGAAGGCGGCCATCATGCCCTGGATCTTGATCAGGCATTCGAAAGAGGTTTCCCGGTCGCCGTTGTCCAGCAGCTGGATGGCGACGTTGAACAGGGTGCGGATCTGGTGCTTTTTGAGTTCGCGGATGGCGGGTGTCAT